TAACGAAACCCGCCTCAGACCAAGCAAAACAATGGGACGGTTGGGGCACCGCACTAAAGCCAGCAAGTGAACATTGGATATTATGTAGAAAACCATTCAAAGGCTCTGTTGTAGACAATGTTTTAAAGCATGGTACAGGTGCTTTGAATATTGACATTTCTCGCATAGAGACTACAGAAGATATAACAAACCACAGCCGAAGTAAAGAAGGTCAAAAACAAGGACGCTTTCCTGCTAATCTACTTCTAAGCCATCATGCTGAGTGCGACGATCAATGCCATGATGAGTGCTCTGTAAAGATGCTTGATGAGGATAGCGGGGAGTCGGTTAGTGGTAAGGGTTCTGGATTAACTAATACACCAGCAAGGTCTTGGAAAAACACAAGCACATTAGGTATAAACAGAATAGGACACAACGACAAGGGCGGCGCATCACGTTTCTTTAAACGCTTTAAATATCAAGCAAAGGCTAGTAAGAAAGAACGGAACGAAGGGCTTGAGGGTATGCCAGTTGTTAAAGAGGGTATTGGTGACAATAGACCAAGTGGACAATCTATGCAAAGATTAGATGGGAGAAAAGCAAGAGAGATGCAAAACCATCACCCAACAGTCAAGAGTATAGAGCTAATGAAATACCTTATAACCATGATAACCCCACCAAACGGAACAGTATTGGACCCATTCATGGGGTCAGGCTCCACGGGCGTTGCGGCGGTCCAGGCTGGTTATGTTTTTATTGGCATTGAGCAACACAAAGAATACTTTGAGATTGCAAACAAAAGGATTGGGCACCACTTATACGCGGGGTTAATGTAGCGCGTAAAGTGAACTTGCCTAATCTTTAATCCCGTCCATGGGGTTTTTCATTGTCAAACTTCCCTAATTTGCCTACAATTTAAGAAGAGCAAGGTTTCATTCACATTTCAGCTTGAGGGGGGTTAATTGGAGCAAATAGAGGGTATTCAAATTGTGGGCTTGGCCGCTGCGTACATTGTTGTCGAGTTCGCCAAATTTGTCTTAACCCTAAAGCGCAATGGCGCAAGCTGTTTAACTCCCCAAGAGCAAAACTGGCTTAAGAACTTACACGAGCAACACAGCATGAAAGACGTTGACGGCAGACCAATTTGGTACATGCCAAAAGCCACGTTTGCCAATGTAGCAAAGCAACAAGAGAAGACGATCGAAGCCTTGGACGCAATTGTCGTGTCGCAAAAGGATATCTCAAACATACTTGAGCGCATCCTGGAAAGGCTGAAGTAGTGGCAAAGTTTAAGGACAAGTTCGGCAACCTCAAACCAAAACAAGTTGAGCTATTGGCTCGCAAGGGTTGGACTGACAAGGAAATGGCCGAGTTCTTTGACGTGTCATTGTCAACCTGGTGCAAGTACAAAAGACAACATACGATCTTTGCAACCAGGCTTGAGCACTGGAAGGCAGAGGCGGACGAAAAGGTTGAAAGATCATTGTATGAAAATGCAATGGGCTTTGTAACACGCGAGACAAAAGTATTTTACAACAAAGAGCTCAACGAATGTGTTGAGCATGAAGTATATAAAGAGCACAAACCCGACTTTGGGGCTCAAGCCAAATGGCTTTCATGCCGCAAACCCGCGGAGTGGCGAGAGGTTAAGGACGTCAACATTGGCGGCGAAGAGGACCTTGCAAGTAAAATATTGGACGCTCGCAAACGCAACAAAACTGTTGCAGCAAGCGAGGTCATTGAGGACATACTCTAGTGTCCGCAGCAAGGGATATGCTGGCCCAAGACCTGGCATACTTTTACGACAAACCTTTTGAATATGTTATGTGGGCTTTTCCCTGGGGGGAAGGCGCACTCAAAGGCTTTGACGGTCCAAGAACTTGGCAGCGCAAAAAGCTTGAGCGTTTAGGGGAAGAGATTAGAGCGCGAGGCTTCAACGGCGTTGACCCTGTTGCGCCAATACAAATGGCGGACACTTCGGGTCACGGTATTGGCAAGAGCGCACTGACCGCATGGCTTATCAAGTTTATTATGGACACCCGACCTTTTTGCAAGGGCGTTGTAACAGCCAACACAAGTGATCAGCTTAAGACAAAGACTTGGGCGGAGCTTGGCAAGTGGCACAAGATGAGCATTACCAGGGGCTTGTTTACATACAATAGCTCCAAGGGCAACATGAACTTGGTTAACAACGAGTACCCTGAGAACTGGCGTGTTGACGCTCAAACATGTAGGGAAGAAAACTCAGAGAGCTTTGCGGGCCTTCACGCTGCAAGCTCAACGCCTTTCTATATCTTTGACGAAGCCAGCGCAGTGCCCGAAAAGATATTTGAGGTTGCGCAGGGCGGACTTACGGACGGCGAGCCAATGTGGTTTTTGTTTGGCAACCCAACCAGGAACACGGGCTTTTTTCGCCAATGCTTTGGAAGGCAAAAGCATCGTTGGATAACAAACCAGATCGACTCTCGTGACGTCCAGGGGACCAACAAGGAGCTCTTCAAGAAGTGGGGCGACGACTACGGCGAAGACTCCGACTTCTTTCGTGTCCGTGTTGCAGGCAAGTTTCCTCGAGCGGCTGTTTGTCAGCTAATACCTGGGGACCTTGTAAGTCAGGCAATGGAGCGAAAACTTAAACCTCATGTATATGACTTTGCACCCAAAGTATTGGGCGTTGACGTTGCATGGTACGGCGACGACCGAAGCTGTATTGTAATACGCCAGGGCCTAATTGCCAAGGTGCTTTGGGAGGGCAGAGAGGTTGACAGCGTAACGCTTGCAACGCTTGTGTCTCAATACGAGGACGAGTACGGCATACACGCAACCTTTATCGACGCAGGCATGGGCAACGGGGTTATTGACAACCTTCGCCGCCTGGGCCGCAGTCCAATACCCGTGTACTTTGGCGGCAAGAGCACAAGCGACAAGTACTCCAACAAGAGGTCGCAAATGTGGGGCGACATGGCCGATTGGCTTGACGAGGGCGCAAGCCTTCCGCCCAACAAGGACCTGGAAGACGATTTGATTGGACCCGAATACTTTATGAACTTGAAGGGTCAAATACAGCTTGAACGCAAAGAGGATATGAAAAAGAGAGGGCTTGCGAGCCCTGACTTGGCTGACGCTTTGGCACTAACCTTTGCACAAAAGGTTGTTAAGCCACACGAGTGGTCGAGCATACCCGAAGCAAACGTGGGCAATTACAATGTGGCTCAAACAGACTACGACATGTTTGGGGGTGCGTAATGCAAGACATGTGGATTAAAAGACTAGAAGAGAAGGGTTTTAAAGTTTACCGCGACGAGCTTGGCTTCTTTAGTTATCGCGTGGACCCTTGCAACGTCTTTTTCGTTTCCGAGCTATTTGTCCAGCCACAGCACAGGGGTATTGAGGCAATTACTCATTTATACATGAAGGCGTGCAAGCTTGCTGTAATTAACAAATGTACGCTTTTCAAGGGCATTGTGCGAGCAAACGGCAAGGACCCTTTTAAGCTTATAAAATTGTACCGAGGCTTCGGCCTGGAAATCGTAGACACTTGCGAAGACGCGGGCATTGTCATGGTTGGCGAGGTGCCCAATGTGGTTTAAGTATGTCAAGGAAAGGCTGGGCTATGACAGCGTTAAAACATCGGAAGGCTTTTGTACTTATACAATACACGACCGAGTGTTTTTGCTCACGGACATATACTTGACGAGCTACGACATGCACAAGGCCATTGAATTATACGACCTTGTTAAAAAAGCATGGGAGTCTTCGGGGTGCGAGTACGTTGAGTTTGGCGTGCCAATAGACGACGCGGGGCTCAACTGTAAAGTTAAAATGTTGCATAGGTTTGGCATGTCAATCGTGGGGTTGTTTGACAACAAACTTATTATGCAAAAGGAGGTTTAATATGGGGGGAGGTCCTTGTATTCCACACCCAGGAAATAATTGGTGCGGGAAAGGCAATCCAGTAAAGGACATTGTGGACAAAACAGTTGACGTTGCAAAGGGCGCTGGCGACGCTGCGGTCGACATTACAAAGAATGTTGGGGGCGAAGTCCTTGACGTTGTTGACACTGTAGTTGTCGACCCTATTGTTGGCGCGGGCC